GCAGTTGCGCTTTAGTGTGGTTAATGTCCGACCCGCCATCAGGAACGCAAATTCCTTCGGCTGGCTCGCTATCCATAGCGCCCATTTTAATAGCGACACCACCGTCTTGCCCGCCCTGATGCTGCCCGTCAATATGTTTATTCGTTTTAATTCCGAATAAAAGAAACTCTGTTGTTTCGGCGACAGCTCCATTTATGCATCGCCCCCTTCGTCTGTTTCCGGCTCCGGCACACGTCGCTCCCTTGCATGCCGCTTCATCATCTCTAGTATCTCGGCCAGCTGGCCGGTGTCGTCCTCTTTCTGGCTGTCCTTCCGGTCAATCCTGGCGTATTCCTTCGGCTGCCGGCGCTCCAACAGCCAGGCGCTGGCCTGCCATGTGCCCTTCTTCGCCTCGCTCATTATATTAGCGACATGTATTGCCTTAAACTCCGCCTCGGCCTTTTTCATAGCCTCGCATAACTTGCGCTCAAGGCTCGAACCGCGTCCGCTTTTACCGTTTTTCAGCCACCGGTAGAACGTCGCCTCATGGATGTTACATAACCGGCAGGCGTCCACGTTGGTCAGCCCCATGCTGATCCACTTGTATAACTCCGCGATTAGCTCGTCGCTCAGTTTTCGGTGTTGGGTTTCTCCTGGTACTCCTAAAGGCATGTTATCTCACCCGCCTTGCTTGCCGTCCCGTGAATTGCTCCCATCTGGCGATTATTACGTCGCAATAACGCGGGTCCAGCTCTATCATATAGCACCGCCGTTTCAGCTGCTCTGCCGCGATCAGTGTGCTGCCGCTGCCCCCGAAGCTGTCTAGTACAATTTCGCCCCGCCGGCTGCTGTTCGCCATGAGCCGTCCGCAAAGCCGGACCGGCTTCATGGTGGGATGCTCGTCGCTCCTGGCCGGCCTGTCCTCCCTGATCACGGTCGTGGCGTGTTGTTACCGTTCCTCGTATAGCTGCCGGACAAGCTCCACCAGCTCGTCCTTCTTCATCTTCTTGAAATCTGCCGGCCTGGCATCATCGAACACCGTCGAATGGGTTCGATCGTTGGTGAAATAGTGCGGCGCGCCCGTTTTCCAGCCGTATAAAATCGGCTCATGCTGCCACTGGTAGTCCTGCCGCCCCATTACAATGGCCTGTTTGACCCAGATTAGCGTCTGCCGCTGGCTCCAGCCTGCGTCGCGCAGCGCCATCCTGAAGTTCAGCCCTTCCCGTTCGCTGTGAAAGACATATATTACGGCCCCTGGCGCGCACACCGAATACGCCGCCTCAAACGCCGCTTTCAAAAACTCATAGAACCGGCCCTCGCTCATCCGGTCGTTTGCGATGGTGCTGTTGTCGCGCTCCCCGCCGCTGTCGTATCTCTGCATGTGCTCGACCTTGTCGCCATAGTCTACATTATAAGGCGGGTCCGTCAATACCAGGCTGGCCGTGGCTCCGTCCATTAGCTTTGTGACGACGTCTGGGTTCGTGCTGTCCCCGCACACCAGTCGGTGGCCGCCTAAAATTATCATGTCGCCTGGCGCTGTGATCGGGACGTCCGGCAGATGCTCCGTCGGATCGAATTCGTCATCTTCCGGCTCTTTGTCTACGCCCAGCAGCTCGTCGATCTCGTCCTGGCTCCACCCTGGGACGTCTATCGCCCCAATCTCCTCTAGTAGTTCGCGCAGAACGTCGTCGTTCCATGCTGAGAGGTCGCTCGTCCGGTTGTCTGTCAGCGCCCGCCTGATGGCCGTTTTGTCGTCGTCGTTCACGAAGAACACCGCCGCCTCGGTCCACCCCAGCTCGCGCATCGCCTGCAGCCGCCCGTTACCGATTAAAACCCTGTTCGTGCTGCGCTGCACAACAAGCGGCGCGTGTTGCCCGAAAGCCTGAAGGCTGCGCTTTATCTCGTCGATGTTCCGCCTGTCGTGTTCCCTGGCGTTTCGCGGGTCCAGCACCAGGTCCGCCAGGGCCACCATGTCTATACGCATCAAATCACCCCTTGCCTAAAGTTTAATCCCTGGCCCTGCCCTTTGTCAAATCCTGCCGGCCTGGGCGAGCCTTATATATATATAGAGCTTTTTTGGTTTGTCTGGTTTGCCCCGTTTTTTCGCCATCGGCTTTCGTCTTTTGGTGTGTAAAGTAGTGACCAGTAATCATCTAGTAATCATCTAGTAATCATCTAAAGTAGAGAAAAGCCCTTAAAATCGGGCCTTTCCTCGATTATAGTAACGTAGTATTCAAATTTTGTTGAAAATTCATTTTTGAAATCTCAAAAAATCTCTATATATATAAGGCAGTATTGTTACTCTCACGGTTCATCGTCGTGGCCGTGCCCGCAAAACAAGGGCCGCCGTTTTGCTGTTGGTACAATGTCCCACCTCCGCGGCTCTCCGATTATTACGCGGATGAACGTTTCCAGGTCATCCAGCCCGATTAGCGGCGTAATATCGACCTGGCGCTTTTCGCAAGCGTTGATCAGCCGTTCTACACATAGCGGCATTTGGTCCTCTGTTTTTTGGACGCTTGCGTCCCAAAGGACCGCGCATTTTGCTCCGGCCCTGGCCCATTCGGCCAAGCGCTCGATCTGAATCTCCGTCGGCTCATTGCGTCCGACCTTGACCTCTATCTCGACGCGGTGGCCGCACACACAGCCCGTGATGTCCGGCTGTCCCGCCTTGCCGTATGCGGTCCCATGACGCTTCTCCCAATTCCCGCCGATGCCGCTCAACAGCTTCATGGCCTTAGTTACAAACGCTGCCTCTCGCGGCTTGCGGTTGCTCGTCCGGCGCGCCTCTGTCAGCATCCCTTCTTCTGCTATCTCCATCAACAGGTCTTTATATGATTTCCCTTTTACCGGCATACAATCACCCCCTGTATTTTTTCAAATCGTCCCATGTGGCCTGTCTGAATCTGTAATACTCGCTTATATTGGCCGCCGGCTTTTTTGCTGGCGTTGCCCGCACAATCAAATACTCGGTTGGCAGCCCGTGGTCCGCCGCAACGGCGATATCCTCGGCCATGCCGCTGGTGACCCCAGTATCCTCGAAAATAAACACCCACGCCTGGTGCGCGATCTTGGCGAGGTCCGCTCCGATGCTCATGCCGATCCGCCGCTCTGTCGGTTTGCGGTCATCCAGTATGCCGTGAAGCATTACGTGGCCGGCCATCGGAAGGTGCCCCCTGGCGGCCACGAACCGCATGCATGCCCTGGCCCTCTCTACGTTGCGGGCCTGTCCTCCATACGCCGAAATAACCCATACATTCATCACTGCGCCTCCTTTGATACTTTTGTATGTCTGTTCAAAGATATCTGGCTTACATGGATAAAATTCGCCTTTTACGCCCTTGATGACGTAATCGCCCTTTGATACCTTCATTAGACCCTCCAGCGTGTCGATGTAAAACGATTCGCTCCCCGTTTCGCCAGGATGCCATCGGATTTCGCCCATGCTGTGTATCCTGTTCCATGATTCTTCTGTCGCGTCCCACCGTTCTGCATCAATCACCACTGGCTTTTTTATGTACTTCATCACCGCGCCTCCTTTGGTTCGTGGTCCTTCTCGCGCTCTGCCTGTTCTCGGAGGGTTTCGATAGCTACCTCTAAGGCAAAATCAATTCGTGGCGTGAAGATGCTGTTATCAAGCAGGTCTTGTAGCGTTGCCAGCGCACGTTCTATCTCATTCATGCTGTGCCTCCTTCCCGTTCAGCCTTCTCGCGGAGGACGGCGATGGCAAATTTAATGGCCGCGATGTATGGTTCCACCGCCCATGATTCAATATTGAGTAGACCACCGTCCTGCAGCTCTTCAAGTTTTTCTATCGCCTGCTCAATCATGGCGCACCTCCGGTGGTTCCATATCTTCCTGCCCGCGGGTCCTCCTGAACGCACAACAGATGCATTTCTTCGTATCTCTCCCTGAGCCCGTCAGATCCAACTCGGTGAGGCTCCAGCATTTTTTCCTGTTCTTCGGTCAGCGGCACCGCCACAACCCTATGCACTGGTATTTCCTTTTGCCAGTAATCGACAAAGTCAACCATCAGATATTTCGCCATCACCGCGCCTCCTTTGATATGAGCTTTTTCCTCTTTTTGTTCTTCTTCTTCTTCTTTTCTCCGCTCCTTATGGCTCCGGTCGCCAGCGCCATAACGAAGGTGAATAGTATAAACGCCACTATTATGCCCGCCACCCAGGTGAAGAATGGGCCGGCCTGGCCCTCTTGAATTAACCTCATCATCTTTTGTTCCCCCCTTTTTTGTAGAAGGCGGCCCTTGCGAGCCGCCGCCCCGCTGCTATATGCAGCTTATATAGTACATCTCCCTTTGGCTGTCGTAGAATACCACCTGGCCAGGCTTCGCTGCTTTGTGTGCGTCTTTCCAGCTCTTGTAGTATTTCATCGCTTTTACTCCCTTCCCTGTTCTTTATGTATACATTATAGCAGGTGGTGGTGGTGGTTGTCAATAGGTTTTTCAAAAAATAAAGCGTTTTTTATTGCGCCGTGCCATTGGTTTCGCTCATGTCGAGAAGCCGGACCGTTTTCATGGTCCTGCTTCTCGCGTAGGGCTGAGAGCGCAATCTCAAAAGCGGCTTCTCTTTCGTATTGGCACATCGGATTTGCGAGGTCACATTCTCTGTTTGCACATTTGTTGTCGCTCTCTCTGAAAAAACATTCTATTATTTCTATCGCCTGTTCAATGTTCATCCGCTTTCCTCCCCCTCGCTTTCTTCTTGTTTCCCAACGACAAATTCTTCCTGAAATAGTCTTGTCATGATTACAGTATCAATGTTTTTCCAAACTTCTTCAGGGAGATTAATTCTTATTTCTCTCTTTTCTGGCAGGTAATCTACTTGGAATACGTCGTTCATCTCACTCATCTCCTTCCTCGGCATCATAGCGCCATTTCCATTTCTCGTATTCATTGCACTCGTCGCACGGCCCGCTATACCAATCGCTTTCATATTCATAATACATACATTGGCTGCATCCATCTAATTTTCTGACCATCTCCACCGCCTTTTCTGCCCTGCGCTGTGCTTCTGCGAGCTGGGCTTGCATGGAATCGATGAGGTCGGCGGCTTTAGCCATCGTTTCAGCAGCGTATACCCACTCATCGTTTTCTGACAGCCAGCGCAGTTCTTTTACAATCTTCTCAGCGTTCATCGCCCTGCTCCTTTCCAGTTCTATGGTCGCCATTTGCCGCGCCCCCGCTGCCTCCTTTCCGTCGTCGCCTCTCGTCCGGCAGCTGGCTGATGGGCGTTCCCCC